TCTCACCAACGTTCTGATGCCCAAACCCTCTGGGGGTTGGGAAACGGTGCCGTTTGGTGAGGTGAAGATGAAGAAGATGGTTGATGAGGAATCTTTGGCGGAGGCGGAAAATGCCATCGTCTATTTTATTGTTGCCTCGGCGGTCCATATAAAGAAGGAACTGCCGATGGCGTATCAGGGTTTGAAGTCAATTTGGAGTGCGCAAATTACGTCATCCAATGTTACGGTGTTCAGCAATTCTTTAACGACCTCGACTGGGGAAGGGAATACTGGAGAGAAGGTTCCGGAGACACCCAAGCCCCTGGTTCAGAGAGCATCGTCGGTACCGTCTTAGATTGGGCAACAGGAGAAGGTTTCGCACAGTTCTACGCTCAGATAGGTAATAGAAGGTTTGAATCCGCACTAGAATGGCGCCAGCGCCACATAATTAATCTTTGGAGAACATGATGGCTGAGGGTGATGGCGCCGCTCAAGTTTTCAAGGAAGTTAAAATCTCCTTTGATGAATTTGCGGAGTCCTTCAATCAATATGCCGAACAATTAAAAGCGACAGAGGGTATCTGGCGCGCAAAAATGGATATTTGGAAAAACATGTCCGGCGGTATGAGCCGGATGGAATCTTCTGTGTCCAAATTATCTAAATCCACTAAAGGGTGGGCTGGAGAACTTGAGAATGTCGCCAAAAACTTGACCTCTATTGGTGGTCAATGGAATAATCTCCAACGATTAGTGAAGTCTGGATCTTCCGCTCTTATCAAGACCGGCGGATCGATGGTGGCTGGAGAAGAAGTTGGCGCTCTAGCTATGGCAGCTGGAACTGCTGCTAAGGCATTTGGTGTTGCTGGATTAGCAATTGTTGGACTAGCAACTGCCGCCGTTGCTGCTGCGACAGGTCTTTATGCCTTAGCTAAAGAGGGAGCAGGTAGAGGACGACGCGCAGCGGGCTTTGGTGCCTCTATTGGATCAATGACCGCCAATGAAACATGGCTAGATCGTTGGGTTAATCCTGACGCTGCTATGGCAAATGCGGCTCAGGGTCGATACGATATCACGTCACCCCAGTATGTCGCAATGCGTGCTGGGCTTGGAATGAAGGGTAGTTTTGAGGGTCGAGAAACTGGCGCGCTATCAAGGGAAATGATCCAAAGAGCCGCCGCCCAGATGCATCAGGGTTCCGATCGCACGGCCCTATCAATCGCCCATGCGAGAGGGCTCGGTAGCTTATTTTCAGATGAGGAGTTGATTAAGCTTCGGAATGCTGATGAGAAACAATTGGCAGCTTATATCAAGGAAGCAGAGAGCAGGAAAAGCCAATACGAATTAACTAAGGATCAGATTGAGAAGGAAGAAGCACTTATCCATGCAATGCAGAGCCTCGAGGCGACCTTCATTACCGAAATGCAACGATGGACTGCGGAGATGCTGCCCAAACTTACGGGTGTGATTACCGCGATAGAAAACCTCATTAAAGCTATTGAGGGATGGAAATCTAGTGTAACCCATTTCTTTGATATTATTCCTGGAATGCCTAAGGAACCAGATAAGGATCATCCAGGAGAAGCGACGCCGATCCCTTGGGGAGACTGGTGGAAGAAGTTCAAGGATGCAATTCCTGGTGAATTTTCCCCTATCAGTTCTGCTCATGCGGGTGAACTTCCTGCGGGTACTTCTGGAAGTCCACTCATTGTTCAGGACAAGACGCTCATCGACCTCCTCAAAGCTGCCGATATTTCCACAGATAGTGTGGTTGGTGGTGGTGGAGCAGGATTTGGCGGTACTCATGTGCCACTCGGTATAAGGATGCGAGGGTCTGGCGGAACTTACGGAGCGAACACAACTGGGGGCGGAAGCCCTGGAACTGGCGGAATGACGTTTGCAGCCAGTACGAATATGGCACCAGAAGATCGAGCCTTGTTGGATATTCTGGCTTTGCATGAGTCTGGAGCCAAGTCTTATTTAAGTGGAGATCCTGATCGAGGCGCAGCTTTTCAGGGTAATAGATATCAATTCTTGGGAGCTACTTGGGCCTCAAATGCTCGGGAACTTGGCTTAGATCCAAAGAACCTTTCACCTGAAAATCAAGATAAAGTGGCATTACACCTAGCCAAAAAACTAATCGGTAATCGGTGGGAAGAAGCACAAAAGAATCCCTCGATCTTAAGGGGCATTCTTGGTCCCACTTGGCATGGTGTATGGAGTGAAGAAACAGGAGCTACCTTCAGGAAAGCACTAGAAGGTGAGAAGGGTCGAACAACGACACCTAAAACATCCGAAACTCCTGCACCGCCAAAAAAGACTTCTGAGAAAACCTCAATGAATGATTTGGGTAATTTCCAGGGTGCCCATCCTGCTCACTTCGTCAAGTTGAATGTGAATAACCAAGCTGGAGCCAATGTCATAGTCCAAGGTGGTATGCTTGGTGCTGGCTCTGGTCAATTCCAAGTTGCATAGGAGATATCATGTTACCTACGACACGACAACGAATGATCCTGAACCAATTGAGACCTGGTCCTCTTCATCTTCCCCCAGGTGTTCAGGGTGGCTTAGGTCCTAGCGTTCATGGACGGATTATGTCCGCTAGAGTAACTATCCCGGTACCAAATAGCGGTCTTCAACCCACTGTTATACAGGCTCAAGTCAAGATTGGTCAATGAGATATTACGCCATTAAAATAGCAGCGGGAGAGTCCCCTGCGAACGCTGGAAACACCAGCGGATCGGCAGGATCCCCTGTGGCTTCAAATGGTACGGTAGCAAGTACAGTTTTAGCTCAATTAGCCGCTTCCAGAAATGCTAGGCAATTAGGATTCCGAAGTGCAGAACTCCTAACCGTTACCGCTCCTGGAGACGATGACGTATTAGGTGGTTCTGTTACCATGTCTCCCAATGCTACTCAGCCTTGGGATACAGCCCTCAACCCCGATATCACCCATTACAATGTCGATTTCTCCCTACCTACTCCACCCGCATCTGTTCAACCTGTTAAAACAGCACCGATTGGTGGATCAGGTATACAGCAAGGGTCTGGATCGGGTGGATCAGGGGGAGGACCTCAAGGCGCTCAATTCATTTCAGTGGTGAATGGCCAGAATGATCCTGGAGCCCTGGATATTGAATTTAACATAGAAACTCCAGTAGGCGACTCTGGAGCTCCAAACTCTGCGTGGATAAAGATACGCGGTATTCCATTTAGCATGGTTACTCAATCTTCCAAATTTAACAACTGCCGATTGCAAATGTGGGCAGGCTACACAAATGGATTACCTTTAGCCAATCTACAGGTCCCCCATCAGGGGTTGATACTGGATGGCAATATCTGGCCTGCTCTCGGTAACTGGGTTTATAACGACCTATCCCTGGAGTTCTTCGTCACCCCAGGCTCACCTGGGGGAGTAGGGGGACCGACCAATCCCAAGAACATTGTCCACAATGTTCCAGCAAACCAGCCTTTCTCTCAAGCCATTAAGAACACGCTCCAAACAGCGTTTCCACAAGCCAATGTTATTGTCAATATATCCGATAAGATCAAGTTGGCATACGATGATCATGGATTTTACCAATCCATAGAACAGTATTCCACTTATCTCAAATCCCTGAGCCATGATTTATTGGGAACTCCGCAAACGTCAGGATATCAAGGAGTACGGATCCATTCTCAAGGGAATGATATAACGGTTAAGGATGACACTCAATCGAGTGGTGGACCTATTGCTCTCCAATACACAGATTTCGTTGGTCAACCCACATGGATTGGTGCTAATAAGATTTCCATTAAATGTCTGTTGAGAGGAGATATAAGCCCTACCTCAGGTAATACAGTAGATATAACACTTCCAGCAAATACATTGGCAACGGTGAGTAGTCCCGATCAAGCTAAGATTGGTCAAAATAACAATGTCCTGGCATTCCAGGGATCGTGGACTGTTACAAGTGTTCGTCATATAGGAAAGTTTCGGTCTCCATCTATGGATTCTTGGGTTACGATCATTGAGGCTGTTACAGGTGGATCTGGAGGAGGTGGTACAAATACCGCTACCGATGCTCCAACGGGTCCAACGGCAGAAGGTGGTAAATTACCTTTTAGTCAAACAGGTGAAGGAAGTGGTACAGGTAGTTCAACATGAGCCTTAGCCAACAACAACTCAACTTCCAGATTTCACCTATCGTATTGACAGGTGGAATCGCAACCAATATTACGGGTGGAATGCTACCCCTTGTAGCATTGACGAATCCAAATGCCTTTTCTCAAAATCTGTTAACAGGTGATCCAGACTTTCAATTGGAAGATGCCTTTGCTATATTTTCACCCGCAGCAGGTGGAAGTTTGATTGAACAGCAACCTGCTGAATATCCCTTTGCCAATTTAACTGTTGCTGCCAATGCTATTATCAGGAACCCAATCAATGTCTCCCTGATTATGATTACGCCAATGAAACAACAATCGGCGTGGTCAGTTAAACTCCAGACAATGCAGGCGCTCAAAGCTACCCTAGACTCCCACAACAATGCAGGGGGAACATACACGGTTTACACTCCTGCATATACCTATACCAATATGCTTATGCTTAATTTATCCGATTGCTCTATGCCTCAATCTCCCATTCCGCAGAATGCATGGAAATGGGATTTTACACGACCTTTGGTCTCATTGGAAGATGCATCAGGAGCATTAAGCAACCTTATGAACCAGATCAATTCAGGAGTCCCATCATCCGGCGATCCATCAGGAGCAGGAACAGCTGGAGGTAATCCACCTAGCGTTGTTAACACAGGACCAGGAGCAGCGGCTTCTGCACCCACAATCAGTCAAACACCGTTTAATAATACAACTTCTTCCACTGCTACTTTCAATCCTTTCACCGGTCAACCCACTGTGGTCACAAGTCCCTTCTCATGACAACCTATTATCAATTCATTCCATCCAGAGTTAGTGCTCCAGTATTTACTCCCACTTTGGATGGAAATCAATATAATGTCACCATCACTTGGAATATATCCGCTAGACGGTATTATGTTAATGTGGTTACAATGGGAGGCATATTAATTGCTGCGGTTCCTTTGATCGAGAGTCCTACCTCTATGCCTATATCAGGTGCGTTTTGGGACCCACAAAATATGAGGGCTGTGATAACGACAAATGCTCCGCATCCTTTTATCATTGGTGCTCCGGTAAAAGTAACTATTAGCAGTATGAGTCCTAATGGTTATAATGGGTCAGGATTTGTACTGCCTCTTAGTAAGACCGAGATGTGTTATCCAGTTTCAGTTGATCCAGGTGAAGTGACAGTTATGGGTGTCGTTGATTACCTTATCAATATGGTTGCTCCCTATTTCAAATCCACTTTAGTATATAGGAATCAGACGTTTGAGGTGTCTCCCTAATGGATGACGTCCAGAAGGTTTCATTTACTAGGAATATCCACGCCTACGTCAAGACGCAGGTGCAGAACGGTCATCAGGTTCAGCCCAAGAGACTTCCCTGCCATGTCTCGGCAATTAAGGAAAATGACCTCATTGAACTAACCTTCGATGTAACAGGTCCATACACTCTCCCCAAGATTGTTGTTCCTCAAAGCTTTTCCAAGTATCATCGGGAACCCACTCAAATTGGTGATCCAGGCTTCGTTCTTATGGGTGATTTCTCGCTGGCTGGACCCAGTGCAAATCCTGGTGGAACTGCCTCTTTACATATTAGAGGCAATCTGACAAATGCAATATTCCAACCCATCAGCAATACAAAGTGGCCAAAGCGCGACCCCAACATGTTCCTTGTGACTGGAGGTCCTTCAGGTCATACCACTCAATCTGCGGATGGCAAGACTACCCAGATCATAGATGCCTTAAACAATATCCTTCATACATCTTCCGCTAATATCATCCATCAGGCAACACAGGCACTTGCTCATATTGCTGGACAAACTTTAACTAATGCTGCCAGCACGATTAACCACGTTGCCCAGAACTTCGCTTTCGGTGCTCCAAGCACCGTCACGACGATGGATGATACTGTAAGTCCACCCACAATTCCAACGATTCCAACTCCAGTTGAAAAGACCATTGTTCAGATCATTGGAGACTTGCACGCAACTGGAATGATAACGACACCGACAGGATCTGTCGGACCTGGGGGATCAGCGGGACCGCAAGGGCCTCAAGGACCTCCTGGTGCTCCAATACAAGGCACCCTTCCCGCAACCATAACTGGAGCGAAGGGTGGTAATACGGCGCTTGCTTCGTTGTTGGCTGCCCTTGTGACAATGGGCCTAATTGTGGATCATACAACGGCATGAGAACATATGGTCGCATAGTTCCTAATCCTCTTTTCCCCGATGAAAAGATATGGGTTATGGTGGAAACAGATGCGAATGGATTTGACGATATGGTCTGGCTAACCACTGTCGTTCAGACCATCAAACTTAATTTGGGAGAGAGTCCCTTCTATGCGAACTTTGGAATACCTGCTCATGCATCGGTAATGTCGCAGATCGCTCCGGATTCCTATTTGTCACGAATCCAGCAGCAGTTTTCCCAGTATTTTTTGTCCCTGATTATATCGAGGCAACCTGATGCTTTGGATGAACGTGGCATACCTTCACCTTGTTATTTAGTAACGGTCATAACCAAATATGGAGCGTTTCTCTCGGCCCAAGTTCCCTATTAATCATTTGCGTCAATATTGTGATCGTGCTAGAATACGGGCTTAAGGATAGATAAATGGCTCAGTTGCCAATTGTAATGGGTCCTTCGGGACCAATAGCAACACCCCCAGCTACGCTGAGGCAGCAGTTGCTTACCTTAGTATCGGCGACGAATCCAGGATATACGGCAAATCTTCCCTCCTCTCTAATTGAGGACGTATCCTCAACCGACGTTGGCGCACTTATTGTTTCCAACCAATTCTTTCTTGACCTACTTAATTCAGTAACTCCATATGGAGCGAATGCCTTTCTATTGAATTATTTAGGCATTGACGTTTATGGTATTCAACCTGCTCAAGCTACCAATACCGCAGTGGATGTGATATTCATTGGTGATCCCGGTTTCGTTATTATTCCAGGCTTTGTTGTTGGAGATGGAACTTATCAATATATTTGTACCGATGGTGGAGTGGTTGGCACTAATCGTGAGTCCTTGCCAATTCATGCTATAGCAACGGTAGCAGGAACTTGGGCAGTACCTGCAGGGACTGTAACACAATTGGTTACTTCTGTGCCTCAAGACATTACTTTAACAGTGGTTAATACTGCTAATGGTATTCCCTCGATTGCATCGGAAGATGAGACCTCATTCCGAACTCGGACGCTCGTTGCTGGTCTAGCATCAGCAACTGGAATGGATCGATTCCTTAAGACATTGCTTTGGAATATTCCCGGTGTTGTGCAAAGGCTTGTTTCTGTTCGCCAGAACATTACCTCAGGTCGATGGATAGTATTGGTTGGTGGTGGTGATCCCTACCAAGTTGCATGGGCAATTTATTATGCCCTGTTTGATATCCAGACCCTAGATAGTCCAGGAATTCAAGTCGCTAATATCACCAATTCAAATCCTGCATTGGTAACAACGACCAATAATCATAATTTGTCTACTGGAATGTTGGAGAAGTTTAATGGCTTACAAGGTATGGGTCCATTAAATGGTCAAGGATTTTATGTCAATGTTACCGGCCCTAAAACGGCAACATTGTTTCTGGATTCATTATTTGCTACTCCATTGGACACCACGAACACGACAACTTTCCCACAATATATTAGTGGCGGCTTTATGAGCCCGAATCCTATTTTACAAAAGGTTAACCTTAACAGCTACCCCGACAATTATGTTATTCCATTTATCATTCCTCCACAACAATTGGTAACAATGGTTGTGACATGGAATACTGACTCTCCAAACTATGTATCGCCTGATGCTGTGCAACAGGCCGCCGCTCCTGCATTAGCGGATTATATCAATAGCCTTTATGTGGGCGTAGCACCCATAAATATATACAATATGGAGGCTGTATTTATCAATGCCACTGTCAATGTTCTTCCCGCAGAAAATGTAACTGTCCTACAATTCTCGGTTGATTTCGATGGAGCAGGTCATCTTCCAACGCCAGGCACAGGAGTTATATACGGCGATCCCAATAGCTATTTCTATACCACAGTAGACAATATATCCATAGTCCAACAGGGTACAATAACGGGATGAACGCCCTAGTTAAATCGACGCCTGTACCAACGCCTTATAACGCCAATGCTTTGGTTCCTGTACGAGCATTGGCGTCCCAAGTTCTTATTGCTGGACAATCTGTTCTCGTTGCCACCAAAGATATTGCTGGTGGCTATATTGTCAATCCAGCGACGACAAAGGATCAGGGTATATCGACCCTATCCAATCTTTTCGTGGACCCAACAGGTCCTGCTGCAACGTACCAAACCAATACAACCACTCTTTTGGAACCGGGAGGCTTTTATAACCTTCCTGCCGCTCCTCAAGGTATTTGGGTTAACTCAGCGTCGAATGGACATAAGTTCTCCGCTGTCCTGGTAAAGACACAAGCCACGATAGACGGGGAGAATACACCGTTACCCAATTACCAACAAGGCGCCTTTCCACCTGGGGGACCAACGGGGCGCCTAACAACAATCCCCTCATATCTTTACCAAGAATATTCAATGGATGATGATTTGCAGGCATTCGTTGCCTCGCAAAACTCCATGCAAAATGATATTGTGGATACGTTCAACGGACTTAATCTTCCCAACTATACTCAATATCCAATTTCCGGATTGCTACTTGATTGGGTAGCGGCTGGACTTTATGGAATGATCAGACCCAGTTTATCATCAGGTATTTTTAAGACATTGGGTCCCTACAATACTGCGGAATACAATACCTTAGTTTATAATGGTTACGAAAAATTATTCCCTGACCAAATCGTCGCGACCAACGACGATATTTTTCGCCGTATCTTAACATGGCATTTTTCTAAAGGATCTGGCAAGAATTTCAGCATCCAATGGCTTAAAAAGCGGGTGATGAAGTTCTTGATTGGGGATAACGGTAAAAATCCCAACATTGATCAAACCTATCAAATCAGCGTTACCTTTGGACCTAACTCCGAAGTAACGATCCGATTTGTCTTAGGTATTAGGACTATAACTGGCGGAGCTATGTATAACCAGAATGATTTTACCTATAACTCGGTAACCTACAATGAATTGGATTCAACTTATTTTGCCTACGAGAATTTACCGAATATGACCACATTCGCAGAGGCAGTTGCATCTGGTGTACTTGAGCTACCGTTCCAGTTTACCTATGATGTAGTTATAGGATAAAAGACAATGGCCGGCACAATCCTCATCTTCGGCAATAATGACTCCACCACGATTTCAGGATCGATTACTCCAACGAGTACCTCGGTCAATCTAGCTGCGGGGTCGGGGGCGCAGTTCCCCCAGCCTCAGGCAGGACAGGCATTCATTGCCACTTTCATCGATCAAGCGACAGGGACCCAACGAGAAATTGTCCATGTCACCAATATATCGAGTGACGGTAATACTGCAACCATTGTTCGTGCCCAAGAGAACACACAGGCACAGGCATGGACAGCGGGAGATATTTTCGCCCATTTGCATACTGCGGGCGCCATGAATGCAATGGTCCAATTCGCTGAACTGGGGGACGGGTCTCTTATCCATTGCGGTGTTGATACAGGCACTCCCAATGTAGTTACATCCAACACGTTTCCCCCATCGACCTCGTATGTGCAGGGTGCCCAGTACGATATTTATATCCAGCACAACAACACAGGA